CTGTCCATGTTCCTAGAATAGAAGACTGTGAATGTATATTGTTTTGATACATAAAATTAACAGCATCTCGTTTAAGTAAGAAATAATTAAATATAAAATTAGCTAATTCATAAGAAATTGCATTTTTAATCACTTGATATTTTTTTGTTTTAAACATATTATCTCCTTATACCATAAAGCATTTTTGCATAAAATTAAATGATACAGATATTCTTATATCATTAGAGTTATTAGGATCAACACAATGATTTAACCAAGAAGGAAACATAATTAAACGTCCTGCTTTGGGATCATAAGAATGTTCTCTCCATAATCTCTCAGGTTTAGGTACATCTTTTTGTCTAGGTCTTGACATCAATGCAACCGATCTTGGGTCTTCTATTTTTAATTGTCCAGAGTTTTGTGGTGCTTTGATATAATACACACCAGACCACAAAGAATTAGGATGTATATGTGCTCTGTTCATTGATCCTGGTGGATTAATATTTGCCCACATATTACCTAAAACAGGTTCACTATCGTAATATTCTTGTTCGTAGATAGTTTTCTGTGCTGAATATAACATATCAACAAGTTTTGCATACTCAGGTAATTGGTGCATTTCTGTCGTGGAATGCCAACCTTTGATATTGGTTCTCGTCATTCCCTTATCTCTGTTTGCCCAATTAATAATATCTCTTTCAAGTTCCTGATTGAGAGTTGGATGCTCTATATCTGCAATATATATTGGTGTCGGAAAATATAATTCTCTAAACATTATCTAAACGGTGTGCCTCCAAACCACATGACAAGTGACTTTCTATTTCCTCTTATAACTGGTGTCACCCTATGTCGTATAAACGAAGCAAAAAATATTGCGTGTCCTTGTTTAAGTTTTGCAAAACTATTTTTTCTCATTAATTCTAAATCACCACCTTCAAATTCATTTTCAGGAGATAATAATAGAGTCATTGATATTTTTCTAACTGGTGGTTCGTGAGAACAATTAACATCATTATCTACATGCCAATCATAGAATCCACCTTCTGGATATTCTGTGTATTGTGCCATCTCTGTTATTTGCATATCATCAAAACCAAAGTGATTGCCATTAGTTTGACGCATAATTTTTTCTATGTCTTTATACATATGAATCATTTTTTTAAATGGTATCCAACTAATATGTGATGTTCTAGTTTTAGTGTCTATAACACTACCCTTAACACCTTTTTCAGACGATCCAACACTAGCATTTACTTTAGGTTCACTTCTTCCTGCTTCAATAATCATTTTACATTGTTCAGGTGTAAAGACTGGCGTGGTTGTTTCAACCATGTAAGATTTCCATCGTGGTTCTGTTATCATATTAATACCCGTATTCTACCCAACCCGTTATTATATATTTGTCATTCGATAGAGGAGGGTTGCCCCTATGAATGTGCGTGAATTGTGACGGCCAAACTAGTAGTGTATTTTTCTTTGGTTTGAAACGACACTTTTGATATAGAAATTCTGTCTCCCCACCCTCGGTTACATCATTTAGATAAATCATAAAAGCTAATATTCTATTTCTTGCTTTCATTTCTGCATTTTCACAATGCCATGTATGATATCCTTCACCCACCTTTGTTTTCTGTATCTTAACTTCTAATATATTATGTGTAGTTAATTTTTTTAGATAAGAATATTTTTGAGCATATAAAGGATATACTTCTTTAAAAAACAAATCTATGAAAGGTTTGTTATTATAAGTCATTGCAACATTAGTATCTCTTATAGTGTCTATTGCATTATCAGATACTAACATCTCATCCACTTTTCTAGGATATACAGCACCTTGTTGTTCACATTTATTAAAATAGTTTAGATAATCTTCTATCAATTCGTTAGGCATAAAATTTTTAAATATGCCGATATGATCTTTAATTAAAAATTCTTTACTCATTATGTTGCTCCTCTATTTCTGATAGGATCAAACTGTACATCACAATTTGCAGCTAGTGTTCTTCTAGTTTCGTTAGTTCCGTTAAAGGGATAAACGCAATGACGCATATCGTAAGGAAATACATAGAAATCTCTGAGATTCATAGGTGGTTGATAATCTATTTTTGCAAACTGACCATTAGCAGCACCCATTATTTGTAGTCTACCATTTTGTGGTATCTCAGCATTAGAATATTCTTTACCATAAGTTGATGGTAATTTTAAAATCATCACACTTGAAAGACCTGTAAATAACATTCCTCTGTGAATATGTGCAGGATTGTATTCATGTTGTTTCATCTCATTAACCCATATAGAATTTAAATGAGTATCGTATTCTTTAATTTTATTAAAAGTTAGATAGTGATGAAATATGCTCATGAAATAATCTGTCACATTTTTAGGTAATAGATTGTGATTTTTCATTTTAGATTGATCAGCACCAGCATAGAATAACGAATGCTCATTCTCTATCTTACCAACTAGTTGTTTATTGGCTTTATAAAGATTAGTATAATTGATTTCGTAGATTTGATTAATCGAATGAAAAATGTCTAATGGTACTTGATACTTTAAAACTGATTGACCTAAAAATACAAAATCAAAATTAAGATTTTGGTTGTCCATGTTGAGTAATCTGTTCTTGTTTCTCTGTATTGTTCTCTAGTTCACCAGATTTTTTAATTCTTTTTAGTGTTTCTAGTTGTCCCATTACATTAAATATATCAGTATCAGACGAGCTATTGTTTAGTGTTTTTGCCTTTTCAGCATAGTGTCTACCATAAGATTCTAGTTGATGTTCATTGACATCTTTATCATTGAATGATCCGTCATTAAACTCTTTTTTTAATTTAGACCACATCTTAATCTCTCTCATTCTATGTCTTGCAACTTTTTCCATAGATGCTTTACCAAAACGAGCCTCATCTAAATCAATTTGATATTTAGTTAGTTTATAATCATCTTCTTCGGCAGATATTTTCTTTTCTAGATATTTTATCTTTGCGTCATTTCTTCTGTAATCAAAAGAAAGTGCCATTAGGTTATCTAAATATGATGATTGCTCTCTGACACACTGCCAATATTTTGCAGCTTTTGTTGGATATCTATTATCTTGTAGCACAGAAAATCTTGCCTCTGTTTCTGTTCGAAACATCTGTTTTTTGTGCCAAGTATCTCGTAGTTCTTCCGTCATTTCCTTAAAGGCAGAAACGTCTTCTGAATTTAATAGATTAGTTAGATTGGGGGTTTCGTCTTCGATCAGACTTTTAATATCTCTTTTTATTATATCATCACTCATTCAGTTCTCCTTATTATATATCTATAATGTTATTATTATTTATAAGACTTTTATATTATGACGAGGATAAAATTTCTGTTATTTTTCCATCACCATGCCATTCTTCGGTTGCCGTTGTTACAGAAGGTGATTGTCCACTAAAAACTAAAGCTGATGTGGTTACTCCATCTCCTCCGAGTCTATGTCTTCCTGTATTCATACTTTCTTTAGCTGTCCAATTAGTTCCATTCCATATCTCCGTATCACCTAAAGCAGGTGATCCACCCATTGCTATACCAGCTGTTGATGTTCCACCTCCTTCTAAACCACCTCTTCCAACATTTAAATCATTTACTTCTGTCCAGTTTGTACCATTATATAATTCTGTACTTCCTATATCAGGATTTCCACCAAATGCTAAAGCCGATGTGTTATCTGCACCAGAGCCCGATAATATTAATCTCGCAGTATTTAAATCATTAACCTCTGTCCAGTTTGTTCCATTCCATAATTCAGTCTGATCGGTTGGACCTTCTCCCCCAAAAGCTAAAGCAGAAGTGCTTGTTCCAACTACTGGTATAAATCTTTTAGCGGCATTTAGATCATTTACTTCAGACCAAACATATCCATTCCAAGATTCTACTTTAGCTGATTTTGCTGGTGATGGAGCTTCACTTCCACCTACTGCTAAAGCAGCAGTTGTTGATCCAGTTCCTCCTAATCTATTTCTTCCTGTATTCATGTCATTAATTTCACCCCAAGCAGTTCCATTGTAAATTTGTGTTGTAGCAGTTGTGGCAGGCAACATTCCACCAAAAGCGATACCTGATGTGCTACTTGTACCAGCTCCTGCTAAAGCTTCTCTACCTGCAGGTATATCTGCACCTGTAACCCATGCACCTAAAGCAACTCCTAAGTTCCATTCTTCAGTTGCGGCAGTATTTGGAGGAGTTTCTCCACCAAATGCTAAAGATGAAGTATTACTACCTGTTCCACCTAATCTTGTTCTTGTTACATTTAAATCGTTTAATTCAGTCCAGTTAGTTCCGTTCCAAGATTCTGTTTTAGGAGTAATTGACACAGCAAGATTACTAGACCCACCAGCAACTAAAGCTGCAATTGCATTTCCACTCTCTCCTGAAGTACCTCTTGCAGTATTTAAATCATTAACCTCTGTCCAATTAGAACCATTCCAAAGTTCGTTATTTGCTACAAATCCTGGTGAAGTTTGTCCACCAACAGCTAAAGCAAATTCATAATTATCTCCTATACCTCCCATTCCAGACCTAGCAGTATTTAAATCATTAACCTCTGTCCAGTTTGTTCCATTATAAGATTCCGTAAGAGCTGAAAAAGGAGGAATAAATCCACCAAAAGCTAATGCAGCTGTTGATGTTCCAGCACCTGCTAAAATTCTTCTTGCTGTGTTTACATTGCCTACCTCTGTCCAGTTTGTTCCGTTCCATGATTCTACATTTACGGTGACAGGAAAATTACCAGAGATTGCTAATGCTGCCGTATTACTAGTTCCAGCACCTGCTAATTGACTTCTCGCTGTGTTTAAATCATTTAATTCAGTCCAATTAGTTCCATTATAAGATTCTGTTGTGTTTGATCCAGGACCACCAAATGCTAAACCAGCTGTTTGGGATCCAGTTCCTACTAAATCTGACCTTGCAGTATTTAAATTACCACTAGTAGACCAAGCATTACTTTTAAAATGTATTCCACCTTTTAGTTCTTCGGTTGTCGTGTTGTACCAAAGTTGACCGTCAACTGGATTTGAGGGATCTGAAGATCGTACCTCTATATCTGTTCCGTGTAATTCTTTATAAGTTGCCATATTATTCTACCGTCTCCGTTACTATTCCAGTGCCAACCCACTCAAATGTTGAACCGTTTGTTGGATGACCACCAGCAGCAAGACCAGACGTTGATGTTCCTATTCCTGCTTGTCCTGTTTTAGCACTAGCAAAACTATTTTCTCTACTCCAGCTCGTACCGTTCCATGATTCTGCTAACGCCTCGATATCTGAGGGTGATGTTCCACCGTGTGCTATAGCAGAAGTATATGTTCCAAAACCATTTAGTTGTCCTCTTGCAACTGCTAAATCATTAACCTCAGTCCAGTTAGTTCCGTTCCAAACTTCCGTTGCTTTTGTTTGGTCACCTGACTCATCATATCCACCAAATATTAGAGATTGTGTTGATGTACCAACACATCCTGCTCCTTCTCTACGTTGATTTGAGTCATTGACAGCGGTCCAATTTGTTCCGTTCCATAACTCTGTGGCGTTCAATATTCCAGTCGGAGTAGCCTGAGGGTTTTTACCAGAAGCACTTAAAGCAGCAGTATTATCTGCCCCTGCTCCTGCTGTATCACTTTTTCTAGTGTTCATATCGTTGACCTCTGTCCAACTTGTTCCGTTCCAAGTTTCTGTTTTACCTTCTCTTGTAAAACCAGCATTTTCAGGACTAGAGTCTCCACTAACTCCTCCAAAAGCTAAGGCTGATGTTTGAGTTCCCTCAACTGCCACGCCATATCTAGCCTTGTTTAGATCATTTACTTCAGCCCAAACATTTCCATTATAAATTTCAGCTTCTGCTTTAAATGGTGGATTTCCTCCAGCAACTAGACCTGCTGTTGATGTTCCTGCACCATTTCCGTTTAAATTATTTTTAGCAGTGTTCATAAAAGCAGCAGTGAGCCATGACCCTACTACAAGATTTTGATTCCATTCTTCGGTTACAGCTGTAATTGCAGGGATTCTTCCTCCTACAGATAATGCGTTAGTGCTAGTTCCAATATTACTAGCCATTTGAATAACGTTTGTACTCATATCGGTTGTTGCAGTCCAAACAGCTCCATTCCATAATTCAGTTGGACCTGAAGTTGGACTTCCTCCAAAAACTATAGCTGCCGAAGTAGATCCTGTAGACCCTAAATAATTATGATCTGCATTTGTATCATTTACTTCGTACCATGCAGACCCTTGCCAAGCTTCTACGTTTTTTGTTGCACCACCAGGATTATTATATCCTGCAATAGCTAGGGCATTTGTGTTGCTAGTGCCACATCCTCTTAATTGTCTTGCGTCATTTAAATCTGCAACTTCAGTCCATGATGAACCATTCCAACTTTCTGTTAAAGCCACATCGCCAGTGGCAGAGTATCCAGCAAAAGCTAATGCGTTAGTGTTTACACTTGCGGCTCCACCAAGATCATATCTAGCTGTGTTTAAATTTCCAACCTCAGTCCAGTTAGTACCATTCCAAAGTTCTGTTTCGTTTTGTACAGGAGGATCTACTGCACCACCCATAAATATTGCTGAAGTCTGTGTTCCACCAGCACCTCCTGATCCACGACCAGTATTTAAATCATTTACTTCTGTCCAACTAGAACCATTATATAATTCTGTTAAATCTGAAGCAGATCCTGTGTTTCCACCAAAAGCTAGAGCTGATGAACTCGATGCCCCCGCTCCACCTGCATTTTTTCTAGCTGTATTTAAATTAGCACCACTAGACCAAGCAGAACCTAAAGTGCTTTTACGAATACGAAGACTGTCTGTGCTAGTATTATACCACAGTTGTCCTACATAAGGATTATCAGGATCCTCTGTGTAGTTCTTTATCTTTGCACCTTTAAGTTCTTGATAAGTAGCCATTTTTTTCCTTGTTATTCAACCAATGTTATATCTGATGGTTTTGAACCTAATCTTTCAATTTTGTCATCTGCCGATTCACCATCTACATTGTCGTTGTCCCATGCTGTTTTAGCAGCATTCACTTGTGCTGTGACAATTGTTTGTGCTTCATCTTTTGTTTTTACAGTTCCACCTACTTTTGCAATCCAAAGATTTGCGTGTTTATTGTAAGCGGGAACCTGCCAAACATCACCAGGAAAACTAGTGAAAGTAATCTTAATCGATTCAATGTGATCGATAAAACCTTTTCCCCAATTTTCTGCTACGCAGTATTGATATGTCTTTGCCATTTTATTCTCCTTAATCAGTTGTTGTTGTTGCTGTTCTTATTATAAATCCTGTTCCATCCCACTCTTGGGTTGAATTGCCATAAGCTGTTCCGTTATACCCTCCAGTTTGCATGGCCGCTGTTTTACTTCCGTTACCATGTCCTATTCCAATTACTGAAACCATATCTGCGACATTTGTCCAAACACTTCCATTCCATAATTCTGTGTCATCTAAATAAGTAGGTGGATCTATTCCACCAAAAGCTATAGCAGAGGTGTTATCAGCACCTGCACCAGAAGGATAATGTCTTGAAGTATTTAGATCATTTACTTCAGTCCAGTTTGTGCCATTCCATAATTCTGTTTCAGCTAAATCAGCAACTGATGGTGATTTTTCACCTCCAAAAGCTAGTGCTGATGTTTGAGTTCCAGCACCTGCAAGTTGTTTTTTAGCATCATTTAAATTATTAACTTCTGTCCAATTTGTTCCGTTCCACGATTCTGTTTCATTTTGTACACCTGATGGACCGAAACGCTGTCCACCAAACTGAATACCTGCGGTTGAGGTTCCACTACTACTCTCTCCACCATGAAATCTTGATGTGTTCATATCATTAACTTCAGTCCAAGTATATCCATTCCAAAGTTCGTTATGATCTTCGTTAGTATCTCCTGGAGAGAAACCACCCATTGCTAATGCAGATGTCGGGGTCCCAATTCCACCAACACCAAATCTAGCATTATTCATATCGTTCAATTCAAAAAATGATGTTCCGTCATATTGCTCTGTAAGACCCACATGACTAGATCCATTATATCCACCAAAAACTAATGTCGTTGTAGATGTACCTACAGCAGCGTGTTGACCTCTATTAGCATTTAAAAAAGGTCCTGAACGCCATGCACCAATAGAAACACCTGCGTCCCATTGTTCAGCGACACCTGTTTGTGCAGTAGCAGTATATCCTCCAGCTGCTATATTTGCTGTATTAGATCCAGACGCTGTTAATAGATATCTTGGAGTATTTAAATCACTTGTTTCTACCCAAGCAGTTCCGTTCCATAATTCTGTTTTACCAGAAGCAGGAGGATTACCACCCACAGCTATGGCTGCTGTAGCAGTTCCAGTTCCTCCACGATCTTCAAACTTACTGTTTATATCAGCAACATATGACCAGTTTGTTCCATTCCATAATTCTGTTACTGCTGTGGTAGGTGGTATGTCACCAGTGAAAGCTAAAGCTGAAGTATTAGACGCTCCAGCACCACCTAATTTTTCTCTTAACTGATTTAAATCATTAACCTCAGTCCAGTTTGTTCCATTCCATGACTCTGTAATGGCTACTTTTCCACTAGTTCTTCCACCAAAACCTAACGCATTAGTATTATCAGTTCCACAACCTGCTAAATACTGTCTTCCAGTATTTAAATCATTGACCTCAGTCCAGTTTGTTCCATTCCAAGTTTCTGTTAATGCCTCTGTATTAGCACCACCAAAAGCTAACGCTGATGTGTAAGTTCCATCACCTGCTAGTTGAACCCTTGATTGATTTATATCATTTAATTCTGTCCAAGAAGAACCATTCCAAAATTCATTTGAATCTCTGTTTGGTGCGCCTCCACCAAAAATTAATGCCTCTGTTTGAGTTCCTGCACCTCCTGATCCATATCTTGCTGTGTTTAAAGAAGCAACCGTAGACCAAGCATTTCCAACTACCTGATCTTGAAATTTAAACTCTGAATTAGTGCTGTCATACCAAAGTTGTCCTTTAATAGGATTGTCTGGATTTCCAGCAACGGTTTGAACTGCCGTTCCGTGTATATCCTTATATGTGGCCATGATTATTTATTCTTCAGCAACCAACCTTGAGTAGAATCTGTAAATACCAAAGTGTTCGCTGCTCTTTCTGTTGCAACAGTTAAATCTGATTCAGCGCCAGCTATCTTTGATGAGTTTCTAGCAATAGTTAGATTATTAGAATCAAATGTTCCTGCGTAATCTACAAATGAAACTTCATCACCAATACTAGGTGAAGCAGGTAATGTTAAAGTCAATGCTCCACTTGTTGTATTCATAAATACACCTTCGCCTGCTGAAGCTGTGTAGTTTCCTGTCTTGACTGCTTGCCATTGAGTACCACCACCAATATAAGTTTTAAGTCTAGAAGCAGCAACTTTTCTATTCGTACCACCAGCACCATTATCAACTATGAATAAATCTGCGTCAACTAAGTCTTCACCTATATCTGTGCCACCATCTATGTCTAGATTAGCAATAGAAAATGCACCAGCAGAAGCACCTACATAAGTTGCAATTCTT